TCTAAATCCATTTAATTCTCCTTAGTGTTTGTAATTGCAAATGATGGTCTGCTCGGCGTCGTTGTAATGGCGTCTAACAGAGGTTTGGTGATGCTCTCGTCCGCGTTGCGCCAGCTCTTCATGTCAAGCTCTGGCTTCCAACGGAACAAAGTGCTCAAGTGATCCGACAGTCCATGCTCCGCCGCCAGATCTTGTAGCTTCCCAGAATCAATCTTGCGATTCAATCTAGTGGTTATTTTTACTGAGAGGTCTCCATCGATAACGCGCGTCGTGCCATCAACACTGTCGTCAACTTTCAGCAACTCTCGCATCTTGTCTTCTAAATCCCGACGATCTTGTACTGCCTTGCGTTCTGTTTCTTTTGCTTTCATCCAGAGTTGACTAGCGGCCTGTAGTCGTACACTTTCCATTACGCACCTCCAATCTTTTTAATCAACTTGCCTAGATCCGGCTCTTCCCATTCCTCAAGCACACCTGAACGATCCTTTGCCAGCCATGCAGAGTCGCCCTTGCACTTCAATCCGTGCCAGATGTTGCCATCAGAATCTTTCTCAACGCGCAGAGCTAACAGCTCATCGAAAAAGTATGGGAGCTGCTGGCCTGTTTTGTTGCCGGGCATACTCGGGGCGTACAAAATCTTGCCCGTTTCATCCGTCATTTTTTCTAGCTTCGCTGTCATGTAAACGTGCATCGGTAAATCTCGGAACGCACGGATTAAGTCCGTCATCTGCTCCTGCATAGCACCGTATGCCTGCCTTGGATCCTTCGCCTGCTTTTTCTCATGGTTCAAGACGACCTCGGCAATCTCCGAGATTGAGTCGAGCGCAACAGATTCATACTTCGATCCATTGTCGACAAGCCAGAGATACGCATCCCGTAAATCAGCCATCGATCCAACTTTGATAAACGGTAGATCTGCATCCTTGATACTCAGCAATCCGCCCTCGGCAGAACAGATGATTGGATTTGGTAACGTTTTGATCAGCGTAGTTTTACCTGCGCCAGCCTGCCCGTACACCAACAGTTTTATATATGTCGTCGAAACATCCGACGTGCTTTGCACTTCAATAGCCATATGGCCTCCTTATGTTATGGCGGTCTGAAATCAGTTCGCCAGTTAGTTATATTAACAGAGTTTGTCAGGAATAGGTATGTATCCGCCAGACTCTATTAAAATAGATTCGTAATCAAAAAACGCCTCATCGCGATGTGACGGGTTGCTCATGTCGAGCAATGGAAAGTGTTCGCCAATATCCTCGACAATCACCGACTCACCGTCTGACTCAACAACAAATACGCCTGCTTCATTAAAAACGCAATCAAGCACAGTCATGCTTGGATCTTTTGACGACACTGATATCAGCATGACAATAGTTTGAGACATATCCACTGGGCTGAATTTTTTGAGTTTCATAAGCTATGTCGTAACGTTCGTCAATTTTTAAATACAAAAGGCATAATAACAGTAAGGCTATGATCGATCCTACCACCGCTAAAAATGCGTTAACTAAAATATGTAACCATTCTCTCATCAATCTTTCTCCCATTTCTCAATCATAACTTCCGTAACGATGTCCATAAAAATTCTAGCTTCCCGAGCCACTTCTCTGGCATACGAATCAAACTCAGTATCCTCGAATTTGTCGTGCAATATTTCTGCATACTCAAGAAGGTCGGGCAGCTCTTTGTTGTCACGAGTGATCAATGCCCACTTTCCATCGACTTTCAAAATTTCTGGAATGGCATGATCACGGTCAGCTGCCATGCCTAAGAATAATAAGTTAACTTTAATTACAATCATTTTGGTCTCCTAATATCGGTACATTTTGCGCACATCCACTTGCGGTTTGTTTTAGTTATTCGGAAACGACCGCCCTCGAGCGATCGGTATTGGTTGCAATACGCGCAATGCCGCTCACCAGTCGTGATGGCGACGGCTTCACGCATTTTTTGCAACATGACGTTGTGCTTGCTCATGACAACTTGATGCTAAAAACAGCATTATGAGTTGTGTACTTGCCAAGGATGTCTGAGTCGACTCCGATGTCAGCGCACAAAGTTTTGTAATCGACAACTTTGCGATTGGCTTCAACGTAAGTTGCGGTGACCAATGCGCCCTGAACTTTTTTGACGTCGTTGGTCATGCAAAAATCTTTGAGGTTATCTTTGATTGCGTCGGCTTCTTTTTTAAGGGCAGCCATTTGCTTAGTAAGCTCACCGAGTCGGTCAACGTTAAGTGTGTTAATTAGATTTTTTTCTGTGTTCATTTGAATCTCCTGTTATTTTTGTTAGGACTGTCGGCTATTCCGTCTGTCCATGTAGTAATATTAGTCGATGCAGCTATGGATTACAAGCGCTTTTGTGCCTATTTATGAAATTAATTATCACTGACGGTGGACGAAAAGACGCAGGGCTTCGAGGCAAGTTTACTGGGGACTGCGTGATCCGCTCGATTGCCTTGGCCTCGGACAGGCCATACAAGCGTATATATAACGATTTCAAGGGCATGATAGCCAATAGGCTAGGATACGTCCCTGAGGACGGCATATTAACTAACAAACCGGCATTCAAGCGCTACATGGTCGAGTCTGGGTTCCGTTGGAATATTACCTGCCGCATCGGCTCCCGTGACAGAGTCCATATGAACGCCGCCGAGCTGCCAATGGGCAGGCTAGTCCTATCGCTATCGAAGCATTACACTTGCGTTATCGATCATGTGATCCACGACACATACGACTGCAGCAACAACGGCACCCGGATGGTGTATGGATTCTGGTCTTTTTTTGAACCAACTTGATTAACTGACTTTTTTTGTAGTTGTCGATCTCGAGTCGACGTCGATATTGTGCGTACATATGCACCTCCCTCGGTTAAAAGTTAGGCGCGTTCCTTCGACTGGTGTCTACTTCCGTCCGTTAGGATGAACGATGCCGCGATTGTAATCCCAGATTAATTTTCTATCAATAGTAAAATAATTGCTAAAACAAGCACAAAAGTGTTGATATGTGCATCCATTCGTGTAGAATTACTACATCGGGTCAACGGCAATCAAGCCAAAAGCCCTAAACAAGGAGATTCAAAATGAGATATCAAGGAAACAAAAAATTATTCAAATTATTCATTTCACCAATTTACAAAAGCACTTGTGGATATGACGAAGGCTATGACGATGAAGAGCCTTGGGGCTACGAGGGAGAGATCGAGGGATTACATATTGATCTCAGCTCATTCGACTCACCAGTTCAGTTTCATGGAAAAACTGAAAAGAAAGTAATTGAAAATGCTATATCAGTTTTAAAAAATGAAGGTTTTTCTGGAAAACTTAGATTAATGAACAAAAAGGAGATTCAAAATGAAAGTTAAAGATAAAAAATCAAAAGTTCATAGTCTTAGCAGAGGCTGGGAAAAAGCACTTAAAAAAAGAGGTAACAAGAAACAGCGCCAGTTTGATAAAAAAATGATTGTCAAAGGAGAATATTAAAATGGAAGAAATTAAAGCTCTTAACTATATTACTAATTTAATCAAGGAAAAAGGTGTGGAGAAATGCACACCAGAAACTCAAGAGGCTTACGAAGTTTTAAAAGAATTAGCTTACAAATTAGAAACAGATTTTGTTCTGTATAGACCTTAAACTATGAGAAAAAAATGGAAAATTTAGATAATGTTTTGTACCCAAATATGACCGAGAAACAACAAAAAATATTCGAGAAAAATTGGATTAAAAATTGGGCTGAGAGTTTAGAAGAAAATTGTGAAATGACTAAAAAAGATGCACTCGAAGCAGCGAAATGGGATTTTGTTAAATGGGAAAATCAAGAGGGCTGGTTGTCAGCTTGGTAATAACATTAACGGGGCTTCGGCCCCTCCTTTTAGGAGATAGAAAATGACACAACGAACAGTAAAATACGAATGCAAGGCTTACAAAATCTTTGAAGCTCCTGACTACTACAAAGACAAAGATGTTATTGCAATCGCGTATGAGTCAAGAAATCACGGAACTCTACATCGTCGTTACACTTTGGGTAGTGTTGCTCGCTACGCAATGGATAACGGCCATTGCCCATTAATGGCAATTGAAACAGCAAAACTAACTGGTGGTCAACTTCACTATGCATATCCAAAATCAAGCATTCTTACTAGCCATGACCGTCCACAAGAATATGCATTCATGCAAGAGCATGGCGATGAGATCAAATTCCATGGCGAAAGATTTGAGATTGTCCCAACAGCAAATCACAACATACGTCTTAATAAATTAACATACCCATGGAGAAAAAAATGAAATTTGAATTACGAGAAACAAATGTTATGAGTGTAGAAGAATTGAAACGTAGGCTGTTAGTTGCTGGTTTATGTTACGACGAAGTAGATAGCGGCATTGAGGGCAAAGTATGCTTATTATTTGATGTAGATGAGGAAGGGAAAAACAATTTTGCCTAACATCCGTTCCGGTTGGTAGCTAGTTATCAACCGGCGAAAGTTTGGACACCTAGCCGGTTAGGTGTCCTTTTTTTATTTATATTGATTTAGTTCTTTTATTTCGATAAACTCAAAAAAAACGTCATAACTAGGAGAATCAAATGGAAGTGAAAGAAATTCAGCGATTGCTGTCCGATAGAAACCTGCGCGAGATCAGTCGCCGTACCAGTATCGGCTATTCGACATTGCGCTCAATTGTTAAGAATGAGGATGCCGATCCAAGCATCTCAACGGTCAAGAGGTTGATGGAATATTTCTCGGCTACTTGTCCAAGTGGCTAGTTTTGGGGACATCTGGGGGGATGATAGTAAGCGTTTGGTCGATCCACCTGAAGTCCAACTCAAGAACGCAATCATTGATGCTGGCCTCGAGCCGCCAACGGAGATAATACTGGATGGCAAGATACACCGATTCAAATCAGGATCCAAAGGCCGAGGCGGTTACGGCGATAAGAGTGGCTGGTATATTGGTTTTGGTGATGGTGTATGCGCTGGTAAGTTTGGGGACTGGCGATTCGGCGTCGAACACAAGTGGATCTGCGACATTGGGCGCGACCTCTCGCCGCATGAAAAGATTACCTTTACGAGACGCATGGAGGAGGCGCGTCAGGCACGGGAGACGGCAGAGAAATTGATGCGCGATAACGTCTCGGACGTTGTCAATAAGATCTGGGCTGAGGCCGCCGAGGCGACTGAGGATCATCCTTACTTAATTAAGAAAAAGATTCAGCCTAACGGCGCTCGAGTGACTGGCGATGGTCGATTGATCGTGCCACTGTTTAACAGTGACGGCGAGATGACTACCGTGCAATACATCGACTCGGATGGTGGCAAGCTCTATCATCCCGGCGGCAAGACCGGCGGATCATTCTGGCGCATCGGATCTAATCAGGATACGCACCTATATGTGGCCGAGGGCTACGCAACTGCCGCTACAATCGCTGAGACGAGCGGCGTGGCGTGTTACGTTGCATATTCGGCGAGTAACATCCCTAATGTTGTTGGACAGCTTAGAGAGCGTTTTGGCGCCTCTCAGCGCATCATCATAGTGGCAGATCATGATTCCAGTGGGGTTGGTAAGTCATACGCAGACCAAGCCAGCGCGAAGTACGGGGCGACCGTCATCATTCCCCCAGATGAAGGCGACGCTAACGATTACTTGTTGGCAGGCAATGATTTAGCAACTCTACTGGAGCCACCTGAGATCAAGCTCGACTGGCTAGTTGATGGCAATGAGTTCACGACAAAGCCGGCGCCGATCAGTTGGTACATCAAGAACTGGCTCCAGAATAAGTCACTTATGATGGTGCATGGCCCCTCGGGCTCAGGTAAGACATTTTTAGTGCTTGACTGGTGCCTAAGGATGGCTGCTGTTGAGATGGATAACCGAGACTGGTGCGGCAACAGGGCAAAAGACTTGCCGATCGTTTACTTGGCTGGTGAGGGCCATTACGGTTTACGCGCTCGAGTCGCCGCATGGATGCAAAACTTTGGCGTCGATAAGATTAAATTCTGGATGAGTAAGACCGGCACTGATCTCAACTCGAGCGAGGGCTTAGTCAAGGTCATCGATAACGTCCGCGCACTGCCCGAGACGCCAAAGGTTATCGTTGTAGACACATTGCACCGCTTTTTAAGGGGCTCAGAAAACGATTCTCAAGATGCTAAAACGATGCTAGATGCCTGCGCATTAATAATGGAAGAGTTTGACTGTACAGTCGTCCTAGTTCATCACACTGGCGTTTCTGAGGACGCGCAGCATCGTGCCAGAGGATCTAGTGCATGGCGAGGCGCATTGGATATAGAGGTTAGCGTTAAGCCATCTAAGAACGGAGGCCCGATTGAGGTTATCCAGAGAAAGATGAAGGATTCCGAGATGCAGGACAGTCTGTTCTTTGATCTTAAGAAGGTTGATATTAGAGGATGGCGAGACGAGGACGGCGATCAGGTATCGAGCGTTGTCTTGGAATCAGTGAGTCAGCCGCAGGCCAAGACAAAGGTTGTCTCAAAGGTTGAAGAGAATCGTAGACGCTTTGAGCGAGCATGGCATCATTGCCATAGAGCTAGGGATGACAAGAATCGACCGTTCCTATCTCGCAGTGCGTTGCTTGAGTATCAGGTTAACGAACTTGGTGCGACTGAATCGTATGCAAAAAAGCAGCTCCAACCGTCGCCAAGCTCTTTGATTGGAATACTGTTGGATGCCGATTATATCGAAAAATATGGCAAGGGATGGTCGGCAAAATCAGCCAGTTTGATCATAGATTTTGGTGAAAACGGATAAAAAGCACATATCCGTTTGTGTTTTGAATAAAATCAAACACTTAGTTAATAAACGGATAAAACGGATAAAACGGATACGGATATAGCTTATGATAAGAAAATGTATACAAATCAACTGTTTATACAAAAACGGATATGCAAAACGGATATATTTTTGGCAGATGTAGAAAACGGATACGAGCGGATACCTGTCTTGTAAAGACAGTATCCGTATCCGAATTTCTGCGCGTATAATTGTCCGTAACAAATTGATGGAGTTTTAGATGACTGAAGAAGTAAAAATTGGAAGGCCAACTGATTACACTGATGAGTTGGTGGATCGAATCTGCGAGGAAATTGCCGCTGGTCGATCATTGAATCGCATCTGTAAGACCGAGAGCTGGGCTCCAGATAAGTCCACATTTTATCGGTGGATGTACAAACACGAATCGATACGCGACAAATACGCGCGAGCGAAGAATGCTTGCCAGGAATATGCGGCAGAGGATATCCTCGAGATAGCCTACGATGCGACGCCCGAGACATATAACGTGGCGCGATTGAAAGTCGACGCCCATAAATGGATTGCGAGCAAACTTCTTCCGAAACGCTACGGTGAAAAACAGCAGCTCGAGCATACTGGCGAGTCCGGTGGGCCGCTGGTCATCAAATGGAAGGGCAAGGATGAGTAATTGGGATAAGTTTTTATTTTTGATGGTGGTTGGCTGCGTTTTGTCGACATTTGCAATGATGTCGGATTTTTTAGGATGGTATGCCTGAGATAACCATTCCGTACACGCCTCGGGACGTCATGGTTCCATTTCATGATAGAACGAATAGATTTGCCTGTTTAGTAGCGCATCGGCGTTGCGGCAAGACTGTCGCCGCGATCAATGACTTGATCCGCGACGCGCTCACGATTGACCGGACTAACGTGCGAGTGGCGTACATTGCGCCGAGTTATCGGCAGGCTAAGGCGGTGGCGTGGGATTATTGCAAGGAGTTCACATATAAGATACCGGGCATCAAGATCAATGAAGCTGAATTGCGCATTGATTTTCCCAATGGCGCTCGCATACGATTGTTTGGCGCCGAGACAGCAGACTCAATGCGAGGGCTATATTTTGATGCGGTGGTAATGGACGAGCCAGCCGACTTCCCTGCTAATGCATGGTCGACGGTCATTCGCCCGGCGATCGCAGATCGACAAGGCCGCGCAACCTTTATCGGTACTCCCAAAGGGAAGAATGAATTTTGGAGCATTTTTGATGCATCGCGCAATGACCCGGCGTGGTATACGGCGGTGCATAAGGCTAGTGACACTGGTATATTGCCGGGCGATGAGCTGGACGCTGCGCTTAAGACAATGGGCGAGGATCGGTACGAGCAGGAGTTTGAGTGTAGCTTCGAGGCCGCAATCGCAGGCGCTTATTATGGCACCGAGATGAAGGAGGCAACAAATACTGGACGGATCGCCGCAGTCCCATATGATAGAGCCGTTGGAGTCGTCACGGCGTGGGACTTAGGCATCGGGGATTCGACCTCGATCTGGTTCGCACAACACGTTGGAGCCGAGGTTAGGCTGATCGACTACTACGAAAGCTCTGGCGTCGGTCTTGATCATTACGCCAAAGTGTTGCAGGAAAAGGATTATGTTTACGAGTCGCACGTCCTACCGCATGACGTGCAGGTCAAAGAGCTGGGAACTGGCAAGTCTCGGCTCGAAACGTTGGATTCGCTAGGGATAAGGCCAGTGACAATAGCACCAAAGCTAGGCGTCGATGATGGAATACAGGCAGTTCGATCCATGCTCGGGCGATGCTGGTTCGACGAGGCTAAGTGCAATCGAGGCGTCGAGGCATTGCGGCAATACCAACGAGACTTTGACGAAAAGGGCAGAACGTGGCGAGGCAGGCCTCGGCATGACTGGACATCACATGGCGCAGATGCAATGCGCTACTTAGCAGTTGGATACCAGAATCAGGCATCGAGCTGGGGCGAGCCAATCAGGCGTAACTTGCGAGGGATAGCATAGTGGCAGTTATAATTCCTAAAGCTGGAATTTTAAGGATGATGGG